ACTCTAGGTTCATAACGTATAATAGATTGTGTAATTTCATTAAGGATTAAATTTGCTGATATTTCATCTATATTTTCAAAAAGAGCGGCAGAAATCCTAGATCCAAAGTTTTGGTTGAAGAATTTTTCTCCAGGAAGGGTAAATACTATATTTCTTATGGAACGAGCAATTGCATTCTCATTTTTAAGCCCAATGAGATCGAAATTCAGGGGATTAGCCTGAAAAGTCATACTAATATCTTTAAATCCACGACTAATTCGTTCTAACGGCACTTAAATACAGCAATTATTGTTTATTTATTAAGGATTTATAACTAAAACTCTGCAGTGGGTATCATATCGTCGTCATAGTCCAATCCTTCATAGAAATCGGCATCATTTGCCTTCTCATAAAGGTCATTTTGGACTTTTCTATCGCTTTTTTTAGGTGTTGCAGCATCATTTGCGATTTCACGGAGCATTTTTTGGTGCTGATCGTTGGCCAGATTGTCTAAAAAGTCGTTCATTGCCTTATTTTACCGATATTTTCTATTTACACATAAAAAAAGAGCGATGATTTCGCCCTTTTAATTATTATCCTTGACCTCTTGGTCTTTTTTTAGCATTATTTCGAGAACTTGCGGCATATTTGGTATGTTTTCCATTTCCTTGACGAGTTTTCTTTGGGATTGTCTCTACATATTGAGCAGATCCCCATGCTCCTTGTTTAGTTTTAACCGGCATTAATAATTTCCTCCAAATTTAGGTCTTTTGGGTCAAATGGCCATGCATTGGGGTCGTTTTCTTGTTCAAAAAACTTATCTGCATAGTCCTGTAATTTATCTGCTGCCTCTTCAGCAGTAAGTTTACTATGTAAAATGTTAGTTTTGTATTTAATATTGTATAATATAGTCATTAGTGAGGATTATACCTATACATGAAGTAAATAAAAACAATAAAGGCAATAACAATAACTGCGCCAAATGAGTAAATCATAATAAATTAAGTTTTTGTAATTTTTCTTTTACCGAGTCACGAGTCGCACGGACCCGGTAATCAACCATATCTCTTCGAGAGAGTTCGGTGAGGTTCTCTGATATTTCATACCAAAGTTGCTCATCTGTTTTCATACCAAAAGTGGTTTTAGGTTTACTTCCAAATAGTCCCATTTTAAATAATGCGAGTTTTTTCGTGACCAACGCGAATTCTAGGATCGCACCAGATTTCATAATCTAGTTCTTTGGCATCTAAACAGAATGATACGTCTTCACCGCACATGTCTTGAACATTACCAGATTCAAAGACTTGCATCTTTGGAGCAAACCAAGGATATTCGAGTTCCTCAAATACACCCTTCTTAACAAGTAACCAACCAAAACCAGTATAGTCTACTGTAAAAGGTTTCTTACGTTTCGAGATACTTTCGACAGTTTCATGATTCATAACCCCGCCATTCTTACGGAAGTCTTCTTCATCTAACCAATGAGCAACAGAGGTAGTGCTTCCATCTTCTGTAGCATACCAACCGGCAGAAATTGCACGATTCTTTAGTAGTTCCTCATCTTCAGTTCCATCTTCTTTGATTGCTTCTGCAGGATATGCTACATCACATAATTGCCAGAATTTCTGAGAATCAAAGACAATATCTGAATCAATCCATAGTTGATAATCATACTTGAGTTTTCCATCCCAAGGTATTTGATCAGGTCCTCTGAGAACATTAGCACCTAAACACTTACAGCGTGCAAAGTTAACCATTGATGAATAGTCCTGGGATATCTGAATAGACATACCGTTCTGAACCATATCAAAGCATAACTGCACAAAATTCTTCAGAAAAATGTAAGAACATCCACGTCCTGGAAGACAAAATACAATTGTCTTTCCTTTCATTCGTGCTTTAATTGCATCAATGTCCCATTCCGGTGCTTTCTTTTTAGGAGCATTGGCTTTAACAGTAAATCCTTTTGCCATAGTTTCTTAATACCTTCAATTCAATTATACACTGATATATGTATAGTGTCAATGAATAATATCAGTGTTCGGTTAATAAGATGGTTCTAAGTTATCATCCCAAGAACCTCCACTGCCGCCACTCAATTTTGCTGGCAGCTTCTCAAATGATAAATCTTCTACCTCATAATCTGTATGCATTAACCCAACCATTGCATTGAGTTCTGCCCATTTAACTGTGAAATCTTCTTCTTTTAAACACGGATATAAACAAACGTCTTTCGCGTAAATATGGTAAAGGGTCTCGTCCTGCATTTTTTATGGGCGATTTTTTTATATATGAAAGGTTATATGGTCTGGAAAAATTTTGGTGGTTTTTTTATATAGATCTCGATTTGTCACATCTGTAGGTTAGGGTCTCTATCTTTTTTATATACGGGCAACGCGACGCGGCACGCTAACACACAAGGGCGCTAATACTGTGTCCCAGACTGTTAGAAACTCATAACGCCACTAATTAACATAAACTCATCATAACATACTGTGCCTTAACTGTCAACAACTGTGCAGTACGGTTTGTAATACTTAAGAGGCATAAAAAAGAGGCGGGAAAGTGTTACTAACCCGCCCTCACAGTTTCTAACAGTTAAAGGGGTGTATATTCTACTTCTACAATGTCATCGAGCACTGCTAAGATTTCGTTGCCATTGTTTGCATTTTCTAGCAGGAATAAAGCAAAGGTTTTAGACATAATTTAAATGTAATTAGGTGTTCAATTTGTGTTAGTCAAGGTGTTGTAATTACATAGGCATTGTGCTTACATTACTATGACACTTTGGTGGTTCCCCCTTATTACCAACTGACGGGATTTGACAGGTCTTCAGTAACACTTTCTACGTGCTCATTATCCTGCAAATCTAATACTTTACGCCAGTCAATTTGATGCGGATTAAAGTCATCTTGTACTGTAATATCCAACGTTATTCTATACCTTTCTGCTGTACGGTTGTAGTAAGAAACTGTCATCGGATTAGGGGGATGAGTGTTACATATAGTATTATAAGTCCTTTGTGGAAAACTGTCAATTAGTGTCAGTTATTTATAAGGGTTTTGTGATATTTTGTAACAGACGATTAAGGGTTACAGAGTATTACCGAGGGTCTTGTAGTTTTTGGGCGTTCGTGTTATAATCCGCTCGGTAAGATCACAAAGAAATTAACACTTATTCCACAAATTACAACCAGTTTTTAACAACATTGTGGAAAACCTTTAAATCGCTCATGTATATTTAATTTGCTATTTATTAGGGTAAAAATACTCTAATACTAGAAGTTTTCCACAGAAAGTATCAATAACTGTGGAAAACGGTTAGGTAAACATAAGGCAATAACATACGATACAATAAGCATAATTAAAGGCAATGAAATTAGCAAACATTGGACTTAACTTATCAACCGCATTATTATATAACCAATTATAACATAACCAAAGAAATTAAGCAACCTATTTGTTAGACTAAACACTGGTACTTTTATCCTCATTAGTATCATCTAACTTGTCTATAATTGCATCCAGTTTGTTAAACAAATCCCTTCCTAATTCCTTTAAATTGTTTAACTGTTCTGGGATAGACATTGCATGATATTCGTTATACAATTCATCAAAGGATTTACGCTTTTGAATGTTCATTTTAATTCCTTTATTAGGTGTAGTTAAGTCTACATAGTCACCCCAATCATCAGGGGAATTATACCAAAAATCATGGACATCTTTTGGTGAATTAGTTACATCTTTCATTCGTAATCATCCTCCATTTCTTCTTCTAAATCAACTGGAAATTGTCTTAGTTTAGCATCACATAAAGCACTCATCATTACATAGAATTGTTCACCACTAACCCGATATTCATCACAAAAATGTTCACTAGTGTCTTCAATTAACTCCAATAGATTGATAGCATCATTTTGAAGTTTTTTGGCATTGTTGTTGTTCATGTTGTTGAATTCGGTTGATTAAAGGATAAGGAACTGGACTGAATTTACCCCATCGATAATGATAATCTAAGAGGATTTGTTCATAGAGATCTTTATACTGGGGTGAGGTGTAATCGTTCATAGTTTGTTGTTAGTTTGGTGAGTAAGTTTTCCCAAAAAATGTAATCCTTCTCTGTTGCATATTCATTATAATCAAGAGAAGATAGTTGAGTTTGTACTAACTTAATCACTGCATTTTGTTCTTGTAAATTCATTAGTAATTGTTGAGATTTCTCCAAGGTTGTGTTAATAACTGTTCTGGTTTTGATTTTAACATATCGGCATAAAAACCAGGTCTCATTGTTACTTTCTTCTTCACATCTTTCACTTGTTTGATGTTACTTAGTTGTGCAAAGTTGGGTGGGTTTGTTGACATAATTTAAAGAAGGATTAAGAGAATGGGGATGGTAATTAGGAACTCAATTGCATAACCTAAATGATACCATTTCTTTGTACGGTTGTTGTAACTTAAGTCCATAATGTGAATGGGTAATAAAAAAGAACTAGAGGGGATTAACCCACTAGTTCTGTTAACATTTCTTGGGGAACTTCAGTGACTTCAGTAATACCTTTCAACCACTTATTAATGTGGCGAGATGTTGTTACTGACCAGAATTGCGCAGTCCTGATATAACCTTTATCTGGACAATATGCTGCGACTGGTGTTTTGTAACTGAAGAAGACTTGGGTGCCGTTGTTGAGATTTAGTTCAGTCTGATTAGCGGCAATTGGTGTCAGTTTCATGGAGAACCTGTTAGAGTAAGTGTCTTCATTACTAGGACACTTTACAGGTTCCCCCTTGATAACATCCCTTTTAAGATATTATAGAACTTCCCGAACAAACCTGACAGAGTTAGTTATACATTTGACGATTTTGACGGTTTGATTGTTTATACTTTTATGTTGTAAAAATTGGCGCGTTCGCATCTCGTATCTGTGAAATTTGCACTGGATTTGTTATACTATTATAAGAGAACATAAAAAAAGAGGGTTAATTAGACCCTCTTAATTTCACTGTATTCACTTATGGTTTGTTGTTGAAAATGCAAGAGGTTCAGTAAACTTTGGTCAACAAATATGTTTGCACAAATGAATAACGTAAGGAAATACTTCATACGCTATTCTTAATAATGTGGACTACTGATTTAACTTCCTTTGGAGTAACTTAATCTCTGCTTTTAACAGGTCGTTCTCTTTAGTTAGTAAATCAATTGTACGCTCACTAGATGAATGATAAGCATCTAAATTGCGTCGTAGAGTGTCAGCAATAACACCCATAATTAACCTCCGTAAAGTGGTCACATCTAGGACACTTTAAAGGTTCCCCCTTAACAACCTTCTGAAGAATGTACTAACCCTTCATTCTCATCAGGGTCGGGAAATCCTTCCATTTCATTATCACTAA